GTCCGACATGTCCAACAGGCGCACTTCGTTTCTCTCATTCAGGAGTCCTGATCCGAAGAAAAGGTTGCTTGATTCAGCAGCAACCATCTTGTTTGAAGGAAGGCCGTTAACCATAGCTACACGGATTCCGTCAAAGTACAAGGGTTGGTCACCGTACCACATCGTGCCTTTGTTTTCAACACCATTAGCACCAAGACCTGAAGCACCGAAGCCACCAAGCGCACGCACGTAGGCTTTAGCCACGTTTTGCGGAACGTAGATGGTCAAGTCCTGCTTGCCGTAAAGGGCAGCAGGGATAGCGTCTACAACCTTGCCAAGCTCGGTAATTACGTTAGCAGCCGTTACGGTAGTAGCAGTTACGTCAATAACGTCAGAGTCAGCAGCCATCAAAGACAGGAAGCCAGAGAACTCACCAGCAGAAGCAGCGTTACCATTCCAGATGTTCTGCTCAATCTTCTGGGCAGTCTTGGCAGCAACGTGGGCGATAAGGAAATCAGCGAACGAAGCGGGGATGCTATCGTAAGCAGAGAAGCCCATTTGACCACCGATCCAAGAATCGTAGTAGTCCTTCTTGCAGAGTTGCAGGTTAACTTGGAACGGTTCAACCTCAAGAACACGGTCGGTCAAGGTCAAGGTAGACGTAGCGTCAAAGTCGCAAGTAGCGTCTTTTACGATGTCGTTGGTGTTAACCTTTTGCAGGGTGGTCTTGAAGTTTACGTTGGGAAGGATCTCAATGAGTCCCTTGTCCAGCGTGTCTGCGCTCAACAGAGCAGCAGAGATGTACTTGGAGGCAAATTGTCCAGCGTACGAAGTAGTGATTGAAGTGGTCGTAGCCATTTTCGGGTTTTATTATTTGTTAAGACGTGCAAGGACTCGGTCAATCGCCTTTGCAGGGCGGTTAAATTCTACCTTGTTGACTTGCTTTTTCTCGGGGTTGTGTTTGATGGGCTTAGCAGCAGGTGCAGCAGACAGCTCAGCTTTAACGGCAGCCATCTCTTCCTTCTTGGCGTAGCCGCCCATCTCCTCACGCATTGCTTTCATCTCCTCACGCATCATTGCAATCTCCTCAAGGACTTTCTCCACGATGGCTGCAACGGCAGGAGCTTCTTCTTTTACTTCAACTTCAGCAAGATCGGTAGCAGGTTCTTCAACTGAAGCCTCAACTTCAATCTCTACCTTCTCCTCTACTTCTTCAGCCTTCTCTTTGATTTCAGCGATTACACCTTCTTCAGCGATAACCAATACACGGCCATCAGCAAGAAGATGCTCACCAACAGGAGCAGGAACACGGTCTTCGCCACTAACGACAAATACTTCGTTTCCTGCTTCAAACACTTCAGCCTCAAGAACAGCACCGTTCTCAAGGGTCATTTGCTCAAACTTAACCTCACGAATGGAGCTAAGTTCGGCAAGGATGCGGTTAAGGATATTATTTGCTTTCATATCTAACTAAATAAAAGAGGGTTGGTTGTTTGTTACATTTTATGGGTTGAGTTCTACATCACCTTGACCAGTCAATGAGCCGATGCCTTGAGCAGGCAGAGAGCCATCGCAGCACTTACGTGAGTAGGTATTGTCCTTGCAGAGGCATCCTCTGTTGCCGCCTCTTGGTGAGGCTACGGGTAGCTTTTGTGGTCGTATCATAGTTTGCCCAATTCTTTAAGTTTAGATTCAGCCCAGCGTTTTGCAGCAAGTCCACCCCACAAGAGGTAGCTGATGGTGCCGCAAGCGGTTGTGTCATTCTCATCGTAGTATTCTTCGGCTCTTGATAGGTACGAGTACATACGGGTGATGGTTTCTACGCTTACAGGTTTGCCTTGCGCCAACTGCTGCGCTCTAACCTTACCAACAGGCGTAGCACATTTGTTGCCGTTTGCTTCGTTCAACTCAATACCTCGCTTGGCGTTATTGCGTACCGATTGCGGGTAGTCCGAGTAGGATTCAAGCTCTGTGCGCTTACCTGACTTCTTGCGGCCATCCTTTTTGATGATGGCTACAATCTGCGATAGCACTAAGGCCGCCTCTTGCTCCTCAAGGCGCTCCATCTCCTGCTTGGCGAAATTCATCTTGTCTACGAAGTAGCCCTCAATGGAGAATCCTTTAACCTTGCCTGTCTTTACAAAGCCATCCCAAATCTCTGGGTTGTTGACCTTCATAGAAACCATCCACGTTCCAACAGGCAACTCAAAGCCGTACTTCTTGCTCTTGTCGTGGACTTCATCTTCAATGATCCAAGACTCTACAACCGTGAGGCCGTTGATGCCTACCTCGTGTTCAAGCGTAGCATTGTTCTGCTTGGCCTTTTGGAAGAACATCTCACTCGCTTTGCGGATGGTGTCTTGGCTGAAGTAAACGTAGAACTCCTCCTCGCCATTTACTCGGTAGATGGGTTTGTTGGGTACGAGTGCTGCTCCCATTAGGATTCGCTTCTCGTTATCTTGTGCAGCGAACTCCACACGCTCTGACTTGAGCGCAATAAAGTCCTCCTCAATAGCAGGATGCTCTACGAGGCTGATGGCATCAATCCCCGTGAGTGCCATCGTTTCATCTAAAATTAGTTCAATAAGTTTCATCTATCCGAATGTTGCGGTTCGTATGCGGTTGCGTTCTAATTGTTGCGATGTGGTCACATCTTGTCCTACTACATAAGCACGGATGGGCTGATTGAACTGCGTTCCGATGCTTTGTGCAAGTTGGTTTAATCCTGATTGACCTACGATGTTAAATTGTGCAGGTGATGATGGCTGAACAAGTGTATTTTGAATGTTTGCAGATCCTCCGCCTCCATCACTAAAAGATGTTTCACTTGGTACTTTGGTAGCAACAATCTGACGTGCGTTAGCAAGACCAGATGCGATGATACCTGCTGCGCCTACATATCCAAATATACCACCTTGAGCAAGAGCTTTGGTAGCACCAGTATATGTGTCAATGGTTACCTGTGCCAAAGCAATAGCCTTGCCGAGCATTGTATTTTCTCCAACGAGTTGAGCGATGCCGTTTAGTGCGCCTTTGATAGTGTCAAGTTTTGCCTGTTGCAAGTTCTTCTCCAACGCCAAACGACCAGCAGCATTCTCTGCCTCAAACACCTTTAATTGATTCTCTGCTTCTGCACGTGCTGCCGTACCTGCTTTCGTAGCATCTACCTCTGCTTGTAGCAATGCCTTCTTGCGGTCGTAGACATTCTGTGCTATCTCAATCTCTTTTTCGGCTCTTGCTACCGCATCATCCAAGAGTTCAAGTTGAGCGTTCTGCTGAATCTCAAATATCTCTTGATCGGTTTCACCGATGCTCTTGTTGATGTCAAGCTGCTCACGCAATAGTGAGTTTTGGTTAGCCAACGCCTCTGAACGCTGACCTTGCAAACGCTCATCCAAGTCCGTAAGCTCTAATTGTGCTTGCTTTAACTGAACAAGGTCTTCATTGGTCTTGCTAATTGCATACTCCGCTTGTGCAGCAGCTACCTTGATGTTTAGTTGCTCACGCTCTAACTTGGCCTGTTTCTCAAATGATGCGAGCAAATCTTCGTTGGCCTTTTGGCGTTCCGCAAGGGAGTTCTGCTCATCATCACGAAGCTGACGTAGTTGCTCTTGGGTGTTTTGGTATTCAAGCTGAATCTTTTGACGTGCTACATCCGCAAGTGCTGCTTGCTTTTGCAGTTCTACCAATCGTGCCGCCTGTGCTGCTGCTGCCTTGATGTCAATCTTGCTTACAGTCTTCGCTACGGTGGTCGCTACTGCTACAACGGTGTTCGCCACCTCGCTCGCTGCTTCGCCAAGATTCTTGACCACCATCTTACCAGACTCAAGCAATCCTTCGCCTGTCTTGGTCAGCTCCTCACGTGTTTCTGCAATAGACTTGTTGAGTTCCTTAATCCGTGTTTGGTCTTTGTCACCAAAGAACGATTTTTCCCACGCCAACTGCGCTTCAAGAACTCCGAGCTTGATACCTTGAATGATGCCGACAAAGGTCAAGAGAACGCCTGAAATGAGGCCACCAAGTACCTTCTTCGTTGCGTCAAATCCTCCGTTGAGTTTGCTCTGCTCCTCTACCGCACCAAAGATGGCTTCGGTGATTTGCTTAAAGATGATACTTAACGTGCCCAGTACTTTATTCATCAAGTCAACTACCTGCTGACTTGAGTTGAATGATTCAGAGAATTTATCTACGGCTGCCGTAACAAGACCAAAGCCAAGACCGCCTTTTAGAAGTGTTCCTAATCCGCCTGCTGCTTTCTTCGCAAGTTCAAACGGAGCAGTAACCACTTTCTTGAGTCCACCAAAAGCCTTGCTGATGACCCCACCAGTCTTCTTGGCTTCCTTACCTAAATCTTCGGTAGCATTAGTCGTTCCTCCAAGTTTCTTCTCAAGCTCCTCAATCTTTTTATTGAGCGCATCAATCTGTTGCTGAAACCCTGAAGTATCGCCTTCTATCCGTATTTGCTCAACTGCTGCCATTACCTACGATTTAAAAACTCCTTCCAAGTGCGTGGTATCGCATATTTGCCTTTGGCGATGTCTATGTTGTTAGACACCTTGCGGTATTCACTTGCTTGCAGCAGTTCAATCAAATAACCTAAATAAGTCGGCTTCATACTACGTTAAGGAGTTCAAATGTTGCTTTGCCTGTGGTCATATTCAGGCTCACGTTGTTGACGATGTACTTGTTGTTGTTCCAAATCACCGCATTCTTTAGGTTCAGCGATAGGATAGTACCAAGAGGCAACACCGCATCAACCTGAAGAATCCTGCGCTTGGCGTTGTAAAGATCGGTGATGTAGTTAATCCATTCCGTATTGTATAGGCTACGGCTTACGCTCTGCAAATGGTATGGGTCAATGTCTGCTCCAAAGCATACCGAGTACGATGCTCCTGCGCTTGTTGGTAGGTTAGACGTGTTGGCGTACCAGCAAGTAGTAACCTCACGGCTTGTTACATTGTCGGAGTTTACAAAAGCGATTGAATTGGCACTAATATCATAATCACCAAACGCAGCATAAAAAATAACAGGTGCGCCTAAGTATGGATTGTACGTGCCATCCTCGTTGGCTTCGTTGGTAATGCTTTTGTATACAAGCACATTTGTTAGCGCACCCGTGTCTAAATCGGTAAGCCTCTCAAACAACGGGCATTCAAACGGAAGCTCTACGATAAACTCATCAGCATCAAATGCAAAGAAGTTGCGTAAGTCACCAAAGCCCGTGTTGTTCTGACGTTGGTAGTTATACCCAAGTATTTGCTCTGTGTCTTGGTACTTGAACTCAATCTCTCGGTACAATGGTGGGCGGTTTACTGCGTACTCCGTGATGTCAAAGTAATTCTGATAGTCTTGATCGCTTCCTGCTGCATACCAGTCATCCAAAGGCTGAAGCAAGAACGAGGTAGATGTAGTTGGTACGATAACCATATTGTACATCTTCAATATTCCTGCAAGGAAGTCCTTTACCTTTATTTCAGGCATCAAGTCAGAAACAACTACCGTGAACGTATATACCGCAGCAAGCGTTTGGTCTACCGAGAACTCAACACCAGCTAAAGAGTTGATTCCTGAATAGTCGGTGCATTGATAGTTCATTTGCGCTGCTACCTGTGGGCGGATGAATAACTGAATGGCATCACCTTCCGTGTATAGCAGATTCTCCATCGTACTTGTAACCGATGAAGCAGGATGTGCATCTACCAAAATAGAATAGTCAAACACACCATTGCGGAACACGCCAAGTTCGTATGGCTGGTCTACGTTAGCCATCGTGATGTCAAGGTCGTACTCCTTGCTCTCTGGTACTGTCCACGTTTCGGTAGTTAGATTGAATTGGCTACCGCTACCCGTATTTCGGTTGAAGTTAATAAGCCTCCATTCAATGTCGTTACCGCTTGAGAACATATAGCCCTCAAATCGGTGAAGCCATAGCGATAAGTCTACGAATGGGTTAGCAGATAGAAACGATCCAGTAAAGGTTATTCCGTATTTTACTTCTATCGCATCCAAAATGGCGTATGCCTTCATTGCAGGCTTCAACTCATAGTAATGGCATCCGTGCATTTCATTGACCCCCTTGTAGTGCAAGTTGGGGTCATTCTTATCACCGCTATCTGAATCGTAGTACCAATTCTTTACAGGACTCATCAACGGATAGAAGAACGCATTGTCGTACTCTGTGGTTAGTCGGTCAAAAATTGCATCATCCGTATAGGCGTGATCGTATGAACTGAAGTCAAGGTCGTACAGGTAGTCCTCACCGAATAAATCAGTAAGGCTCACCAAATCGCCATAGAATGTAATGGTATATGCGTATGGTTCGGTTCCTTTTAATTGCACACTATCAAGCTCAACAACACCAGTCCTAAATGGGAGCGAGTTAATCTCTATGCTTGCCGATTGGCGGAAGCGACCATCAAACGTGCCACTTATATCAGTTCGGTAGTAATGACCGAAGATAGCATTGTTGGTTGGGCTTGCTGGTACGGTGAATCCTTGCGTGAAGTCCGTGAACACCTTGCTGATGTCCTGAACATTCTGCACCGATAGGTTGATGGTTATCTCCTCATCTTGGAAGATGTCAAGGCGTTGACCATTGACATAAATATCAACCTTATTCATCGTACAAGCATCCGTTGGTCAAACGCATAGGTGAAGCTCATCGTGTAGTTGATGGTCTTGTCGTTTACCGACTTGAGGTATTCAATGCTTCCACGATTCGGTTGAACTGCTACCCATTGCCCATCCTCGTATATGGCTACCTTCTCACTCATTAGTATCTCCTCCATAATAGCACCATACGACTCATCCACGAATCCCGTGTTGAGCGTTAGCGTGTTGCGAGAATTGATATTGAACGATTGGTATTTGCCGTTCACGTAGTTGACATCAGTATACGCATCCGCATAGATGCTCTTTTGGTATTGGTCTTGAGTGAAGTTACCCTGCTCGGTTGACTTCTTGAAGAACGTGATGTAGTCAGACATCCCGTACTTGTTTACGAACTGAATGAGGTATGGGTCGTACTTGGGTTCACATACCACCTCAAAGTCGTAGGCCACCTTGTCATCGTTACCTCCAAGATCATCTACCGCTTCGCATAAGCAGTCAAGTGCTTCTACCGTTCCGCCATCAGCCTTCACTCGGTCATTGTAGCTGATGCACTCGTTGTTTACGAGTAGGTTGATGGTGTAGTCATCGGTGGGTGTTACGCCCAAGAATGTTGCTACGTTGGTAACGCCACTCGGAATGTAGATGACCATCTGCGTAGAGGTTGTGGTCGTGTTAGCCCATCCGAGTTCATCCTTGAGCGAGAACCAGTACTCTACGCCATTAATCTCAATCGTGAATCCATTAACGCCTGAGTAGGTGTTGTACGATACCGCAAGGCTTTGTGAGTTGCCTGCAAGCACTTGGAATGGGCGTGAGGTAACAAGTCCTGCTTGAGTGACACCTGCGTTTTGCAGTTCTCCTAAAGATTTGTAGCCATCAAGAGCCAAGAAGTACACCGTTCCGATTGGTGCGCTTGTTGGTGCTGCTCCGTTGTTAGAATAAGTCCAGTCACCTGTTCTGCGTACCCATACCGCTTCGCCTGTCTCTGATGCGCTTGGTGCGGTGATGAATGCCTTACCGAATGGATGCTGGAACTTCTCACGAATCAGGTCAGATACCTCAAAGTTAATGACCTCGTTGATGGAGTAGTTCTTGGATAGCGTGTAGGTGGTCGGGCTTACTACGGGCGTTTGTGTTCCCGTGTACGAGCTGATGTTTACGCTCATCGCATCCAGCGAGTCGTTGGTTAGCGTGTTATTCTTACCCGTGATAAAGATGGGGCTGCGAGCCGTAGCAATAGATGCTGGAGTCGCTGATACAGGTATACTCATCGTGGTTTGATTTTAATGTCATCCGCAGTTATCTGCAATGCTTTTAACACATCTGGTGGTAACTTGTCAAATCCAAGTCGGAAAGGTGTGCTAAAGAATTTTGTTGGGGCGATACCTTGTCGGTATACTGACTCACGTACTGCGTATGGATTTAGACCTTTTGATTCTGCCCACTTCCTAAATGCGGAGATTGGTGGTTTCTTGTCTTTAAACTTAAAAGGGCTATTTGCCGCCTTCTGCTTCCAAATCTTACCCTTGTTGTTCCGCTTGTTGAATTTACTTGTGGTCTTTCTTGTGCCGCCTGCCCCACGCACACCTTGATCTTGGAATTGTCCGTAGTCTTCCATTCTAAACACAACGGAGAACTTGTCCTTGTCAACATACACGGAATAGTCAAGCGAGTTGTACAATTCCTTATTGAAATTGTGCTTACCCTTCGTTAGATTAGTCCTCGCTTGCTGAATTACATATTTAGCAAACCTAACTAACACGCCTTGTACTAACTCCTCACGTGCCATTTAGCAGACGCTGATTTCGGTGTTAGCAAGCAGCACATCAAACGTAGCAGTCCACCCAGCAAGCAGATTCTCAAAACGCTCGCTAAAAGGAACGGCAGAAGCTGCACCATCTAATTGGTACAAGTCCGAGTACAACGTGCCTCTGCGTAGTTCCGTAATTACATCGTTGATGACTGCGAGTTGCGTGTTTAGAATATCCTGCTCGTTGCTTGTGCCGTAGAACGGCTCTGGTTGGTCACGTGGGTCTTCCTTCGTTTCATCTACCAAATCCATACATACGAGACTTATGTTCATGCGAACGATTTGCCCTTCAAATGTTGCTTGGTTCACAATGATGTGACTCAATGGGAAGATGGTCTGCTTGTTCAGGTCAATGTCAAACAAATCACCCGTAGTGACTACGTTGACTTGACTATGTGCTTGAAGCGTGTCCTTCAGCTTGGTGGTGATGTCGTAAAACTGCCTCATTTGATTTTTGCTATTTGCTTTCGTTCTAATTCAATTCGCTCTTTTTCAAAAACGAGAAAGGTAAGGGCTTCGTGAACACCGAGCCTTCCGACTCTATCAAATCTTGTAACATCTCCTTGAGCGAGCTGATAGAAGGAAGAGTACCATCCCCACTTGCGTCCGAATTGGGATTCGCTTGAGTATTCGTTTTCTGATTCTCCAAAGAGGTCAGAGTAGCTATTAGCAAGTCGTTTCCTAAACGATAAAAAAAAAGCGATGCGCCCATTACTACATCCATCGGAGCTTGCTTCATATCCTGCTCATACTTCTGCGCTGACTCATACGGTTCAATGGCATATCGCTTGCCAGCCTTCTCCGTTACAGGGCGGTAAAGCACTGCCATTGTCTTGTGCAAGTTCTGCACATCGCCCATATAATTGTCAAGGTCAACGTACTCGCCAAAGGTGATGTCCTCAATATTTGGAATAAACCCAAACTCTTGTTCACCAAGAGTAAACGTGGGCTTCAGGCTTGGCTTCTCATCAAACATTGTGTTGATGTGTCGCATGACGTTTGCAACACTTGAGAACTTGATATTAGGCAGATCAGCCAAAGGCACACCGCAGAATATCTCAAGCATCTTGTGCGTTAGGAACTCCTCATCACCATCAAGGCGAGCAAACCTCTGGTATTGCTCAAGGGTGATTTCACTTAACGTGGTGGGTACAACGACCTTTAGTTCCATATATAAATAACCTTTAGAATTTAGCGTATAGCATACCTGCCGTAGTTCGGCTTGGATAACTTGTTGTATGTTGCGTAGCGCATAGCATCAATGGCGTGGTTGAATGCGTCTATGGGTTTGTTTAAGAGGTTTCCGTTCTTGTCCTCTACCCATTTGTAGTTCTGCATCTCTTTGATCAGGTTGCTGCTTCGTGGGGTAACGAATAGCTTGTGTCGCTTCAATACGTCAATACCCACTATAACGCTATCTGCGCCCTTCTGCGTGGGTTTTACGTTCCATCCCATACGATGCAACTCCTCAATAGATTTTGGTTCAGCAGAGTCCGCAAATACCTCCGTTCGCCTATCTATGTTTAGGTCTTTTAGCCTGTTGCTGATGTCTGGGTTGGTGAGTCCCGTTTGGTAGATGAGTTCATCTGCATACAGGTTATCGCCCGACTTGTACACCGCAACAAGCGATGTCGGGTCGTTGGTGTAACCGAAGTCCATTCCGTATGCGAGCAGGGTTGCATCAGCAGGTATCTCGTTCATCCCGAATTGGAAGATGGTAGCACGGCTCATACCACGCTCACCCAAGCCGTAGATGCGCCAGTAGTCTTCATCGGTTGTGGCGAGGCGTTCAATCTCTGCTACGATAGATGCATCCAAGAACGGATTGTCCTTGTAGGTACTTTGTATGTATGTTACGTCATCACGGGTGAGCAACCTATCGTAGATCCAATGGAACGCATCTGATGGGTTGTAGTCAATCCATATCTTGCCTGTGGTACGAACCAACAACTGAAAGAAGTCTTCCCAAGAAAGTTCGTTGGCCTCGTTGCAGAATAGGTAGTCACGTCTTGCTCCTCGCTTCTTCTGCGGTTGGTCAAGAGAAATGAACTCAAAAAGGTTGCCGTTGAGTGTGTAGGTGTAATCGCTCTTGTTATGGCGAGCCTCATCGTACAACTCCATGTTGCGGAGTATCTCAAAGAAGTCACGGTATGCGGTCATCTTGAGCGATGGCAGCGACTTACGCACAATAGAGAAGACCTTACCCTTCTCTTGCATTGCGATGACAATAAGCATCTGCAAGATGGAGTAGGTCTTACCAGAACGAGAGCCTCCCTGATTAACTACTATCCGTGTGGGTGCGGTGTAGTTCCTTTCAAAAAGTTCACTTGTCTTGACTTGCAGAACGGACAATCTCTACTTTGATTTGGGTGAGTTCATCTGCTGCTTCGTGGGAGTTCTCTACCCGTGCGAGCTTGGGTGTTGTGTACTCCGCCATCTTGTTCAGCAGATCAAGTGCGCCCTTCGGGTCATCAGCAGCTACCTGCGTGAGCCATAGGGTCATATTGTCAAGGTTGGCTTCAATGAGGTTCTGGAATGCCTCACGTATTTTGTTGGTCGTTTTGTTTGCTGCTCCCTTTGGTTTACCAGCAGGGTTGCCGCTTACTCCTTTTTCAAATGGCATTGTATGGAATTGTATAATTCAACTAAATAACCCTTTTTGCAAGGTGGTGGTTGTGTGTTGCTTGCAGACGCTCTTTGTATTCCTTTATATCACCGTATGCAACGTGGCACGTTCTACACAGAGCCATTAGATTTTCTATGGTATCCGCCTCTTTGCTGCCTCCCATACCACGTGCCTCAATGTGGTGGATGTCTACGGCCTGTGCTTGGCATACCTCGCAAGGAATCCAATCGGTCGTGTCATAGCCCATCCCCTTTAGGTAGACCTTTGTGTGGTTCTTCATAGTCCGCAGTATCCTGAATCGCAAGAGTTGAAGTCATCATCAAATAGCGTATGCTGCGATTTGTGTGCTTTGATTTTTGCGTATGTTGTTTCTTTCTTCCATTGCGCACCGTGTTGCTCTTGCTCAATGAACCAATCAAACTTATTGGGAGCTTTGTCGCTCATATGCTTGAGGAGCATTGGGCTTCGGTGGAAGCATCCCACGCAGTTGTTCATATAGGCAAAGCGTACAGGCTTGTCTTGCCAATAGGCTTCAATGGTGTCTTTGTAGATATTGTCTTCTATCAATGGGAACTCTGCTACACGATAGGCAACGTCTTTCCATTTGTTTCGGCTCTTGCTCTTTCCGACAATCACCTTTGCGTATTCAATGCCTTCAGTTTGACGGAGCAGCATACGCTGCGCTCGTTCCTGTTCGCTCGCACGAAAGCCCATACGCATCCTCACAGGTAGTTCGGTGTTATCGTATAGCCATTGGGTGATTGGCTTCACCTTTAGTTCGGTTGTGCAGTAGCGCATCATCACATTCGGAAGGTAGCGGTACTCCGTTCCATCAGGCTTTGTACCTCTTGTAGAGGCAAGGACATCTTCAAAGGTCTTGGGGCTTATCCATTGAATCTTGCGTCCTATGTATTGCTCAAGGTCAAGCATCGTGTAGATGATTTCATCTTGCTCAAGCGTTCCAATAAATTCGTGTCCTATGCGGTCGGATACTTGCTTCCTTATTGACGCATCTGGAAACAAACACTTCTCGCTATCGGTACGCACCAACGAGAATAGCTCAATATCGGCAGGATAGTGTACCGCCATAAACGATGAGGTCTTACCTCCCGATAGTGAGTTTACTGTTTTCATCGCAGAGCGTTGTAGTAGCAAAGGTAAGCATCTACGCAGATGAGCGTTCCTTGCCGTGCGGCAGCAGAAGCGAATAGACCATCTCCCTCGTAGATTTTCTCAAAGCGCAGCTTGGGTATGTGGTATGGCTTGAACATAAAGCAAGCGGTGTCTATGTTGCCGACTCTTGGTTGGTCGGTAGGGCGTAGCCTTCCCTCTTGTCCCCACGTTACGATTGAGGAGTCAAGGTTATGCAGGTTTGACCATTGCTCATTGAACTTCGGGTGCAGAATGTTATCATCATCCAAGAAGTACACCCAATCATCTTGCGTGAATTGGTCTTGGTATAGGTCAAGGAACTCGTTGCGTAAAGGATGTCCCCAATAGCCTGTCTTCTTTGAGTAGTGGGTTACGTTTGCGCCTGTTGCTTCTTTGAAGTCGGTAGAGGCATCCATCATCACCACCCAAGTAGCCCATTCAGGAATGTACTGCTTGATGCGTTTGAGGTTTTGTGGGCGAGAGCAAGGGGTTACAATGTAAAGCATCGCAGTTCGTTTATTTTGTCCATCGTGAAATCCTGCACGTACTCGTATAACGAATCCGCAAGGTCTTGGACTTGGTTGGGGTTGTCGTTTAGCCTCTTGATTGCTGCTGCCCATTCGCTTGGGTGGTTGATGGCAATGCAGTTTTCTTTGGTGATGTAGGGTTCGTAAGGGTGCGTGTTGCTGACTACGAGCGCACACTTGCTGAATCCTGCCTCAAGCATCTTTAGATGGGATTTGCACTTAGCAAACTCACTTCCTGTTAACGGCACAAGGCTAACGTCAAAGTATTCATATAGGCGATGGTAGTGCGTAGGAGGCATGGTTGGTAGCTTGTATGCTGCTCGCATCATCTCTGGATAGCCATCTACTTCTGCTACGTAGGATTCGTAACCAGATAGGTCAATCGTTGAATCTCGGATGTCCGCTTGGTGGTGGTTGCCTCCGATATAACCGAAGCGCACCTTCTCTGATGGCTCTCGGTTTATCTGCCAAGTGGGTACGCTGATGGCATTGGGGATTACTCGGATGTTGGTGTTGTACTTCTTCACCTTTGAAGCGAGGTGCTTGTTGGTTACCCATACCTCATCTGCTGCTTTCATAGACCGAATGATGCGATCTTTCATCTGCCTTCCATAGAATCCGTTTAGGGGATGGTTAGGAGGTAGCACCCACCAATCATCGTTATCAATGATTAGCTTGATACCCTCCTTTCGGCAGAGCCTAACGAAGTCATCAAACGGCTCAACAGGGAATGCACGACTTGAAAAGAAGTGAGTAATCTTAGGCCATACCTCAGGATCAATGTCCGTTATCTTCTCAATGAACATTACGTCTGCCTCTTGGTGGCAAATCAAAGGGGCAAACACACGATGGTATGCTACCCCTGAGTTTACCTTGTGGAAGGCTACAACGAACGGTCTACTCATAGTGTTCGCCTGTGTTGCCGTTCTGCCCGATGATGTCCATACGCCTGTTCATTTCTTCCTCGTTACGCTCCCACTCACGTTTAGCATAGCGTTCAAGATACTTCACCCACATACGAGCAGCTACTGCTTG